TGGAACGGTTCAGAAGATTTAGACGTAAATAGTATTGAAACCACATTAGATGGAAACTCAACTGATTGGAACGCCAAACAGGACGCATTAACAGCAGGTAATCAATTGTCATTTAGCGGTAATACTTTAAATGTATTAGATGGTTCAGGTAGTGGTTTAGATGCTGATTTACTGGATGGGCTGCATGGTAATCAATTTGTAAGGTCTGATGTTGATGACAAAAAAATCGGACATTTTACTATCATCAGTGGGGCGTCAGAAAGTGAACTTGCGGAGGTAGCTCCATCTAGTGCTGGACAGCTAAGGATAAAGTCCGGGAATAATGGTATGAGCATTGGGTTAGATGATGTTGTGAACTCTCGGTCTGCTTGGATTCAAGTTGGTCATTATGATGATGCATACCCATCATCAGTTATACAAGGTACTTTAAAGTTAAACCCCCAAGGCGGTGACGTTAAAATTAATGGCTATACAGCCTATCATTCAGGAAACCTTAACTTATGGAACGGTTCAGAAGATTTAGACGTAAATAGTATTGAAACCACATTAGATGGAAACTCAACTGATTGGAACGCCAAACAGGACGCATTAACAGGGAATGAGACAATATTTAACGGTTGGGATAAAAATGTAGCTGATGATTTTTCAGGGGATTATCTCGACTTAATTAATCAACCAACTATTCCAACTGTAAATAATTCAACAATAACATTACAACGAAATGGCGCAAGCATTGGTAATTTTACATTAAATCAAGCTGCAAACGAGACATTTAATTTTATTGACGAAAATACTACTTACACTTCTTCAGACTTCGATCATGATCAAACAATAAATTTTCTGCAATCGGAGCACTTTACGCAGGCAGAAATTAGTATTGGTGTATCGCAAATAAATGATTTCGATCCTAATAATATTGATCTGGATTTTGCAGTTACTAACGGCGCAGTAACCAACACGCTTATTAATGCAGGCGGAGGTATACAAACTTCATTTATACAATATTCAGGGATAAATTATTTAAGAGCAACCGGAACAGCAACCATATTATCAACACATAGCACATCCGGTACAATTTATCTGCGACCGCAAGGCGATGCCGTGTTAACAAATCAAGGCACTTATGATTCTAACGGCAATTTGTCAATTGCGAATTCAATAGCTGTAAATGGCAATATTGTCTGGCACGCTGGAAACTTTACACCTTCAAGCAAACAGGACAATATAACATTAACGACAACCGGTAATTCGGGCGCGGCTACATTCGGGAGCAACATTTTAAACGTGCCTAATTACACATTAACAGGGTTGGGCGGTTTCCCGTTAACTGACTTACAAGACGGCACCGAGGATTTAGACATTAATTCGTTATTGGTTGGAGGTACGGATGTAGTGTTATCTGATGGCACAAACGCTGACTATTTTGTCTATGGCAATACTGTAAGAGCATCAAAGAGAGAGGACTTTTTAAGCGGTTCCGTAAATAAAAAGGCTGGTTTTTATTGGTCTTCTACGGGGGCTAACGCCCCAACTAATACGACTTATGGATATATACACGTTCCTTTACCAACCGGCGATTCTTACGCTTTCGAATTAGCGGGAAGAGATTCACGGTACTTTTTACGCAGTCTTGCGGGCGGCATTTACGGAAGCTGGGCCGAAATTTACCACTCAGGAAACTTAAATTTAACCGACGGTTCAGAAGATTTAGATGTAAATAGTATTGAAACTACATTAGATGGTAATTCAACAGAATGGAACGATGCCTACAACAACAAGATAACCTCAGCATCTGTAACAGGAACAACAACAAAAACAATAACCTTAAATCAGCAAGATGGGGGAACGGTTACGGCTAGTTTTACGGATTTGCAAGGTGCAACAGGAACAGGTGTATCAGGTCGCGTAGCTTATTGGAACAGCACAACAAACATTACAAGCGATGCTGACTTTACATTTGATGGCTTAAATTTACGAGTAGGCGCAACAAATGGAACGGGTAACGTTAATTCAGGCAATTTCACGCTAACATCTGACAAGCGATTGAAAAGAAAAATAGCATCTATTGACAACTTATCCATTTACGATGATATTGAGTTTGTTCAGTTTAAGATGAAAGCAGACGGAAAATATCAGAGGTACGGGGTTATAGCACAAGATTTGGAAAAAATAAACCCTAACCTAGTCCGTAAAGACAAAGATGGCTATTACTCGGTGGCTTACATAGACTTGCTAATTGCCAAAACAGCCAGACAAGATGAGCAGATAAAAGAGCTAAATGAAAAGGTGGAAAAATTAACTAAAATGATGGAGGAGATACTAAATGAAAAGTAGGTTATTGATTATACTATTAATTGTTGGATTTAATGTGTTTGCCCAAGTACCGAATACAACAACATTTACATTACAGGATGTAGTGGATGAAGTAAACCCAACTACAAACGATTTGCAGGATTGTTTTAGTGATGCTATTGCTGATTATTTCAATCCAACTTACGAAGGCAGTAAGAATAGTTTGTTGAACTTTCGGGATTATGGGAGTCATAATGCTACAGCTGATTTATCAGGTGCTTATTTGGTGTGGGAATTAGATGCAATAACAAGCGGGGTAGTGCAAGATGCTACTGCAAATAATAATGATGGTACATTAGGTGGAACGTCATGGTCTGTTACGGCTTATGGCAAGATAAATTCTGCATTAATACCCACTAGCGATTCAGATCAAATAACCGGCACACCAGATGCAACAGACGTGCCAAGTATTTCTATTTCTTCGTGGTGGTACGGAAATGCGTCAAATTTAACAGGTAAACAAGGGACTATATGGACAGCCTATCCAGCAGGTGCTTCTTTGCAATTAAGCGTTATCGAGAATAGTGCTAGTATTGGATTTAATCTAATTAAAATAACTGATAATACGAATGGTTTGTATTCCGCAACTATTCCTAGTTCAACTTTCCAATTTGCAGATTATGAATGGGTCAATATAATAGTTGTACGGTCTCTTTCTGCCATAAAAGTATATGCAAATGGGGATTTAATCCATAGTGTTACGAGAACAAATAGAACAGTGCCTAATAGATTCTTTTCTATGGCAGGCTATGCAACAACAGGAGCAGTAGGAATATTTGATCAATTAGCGATATGGCACAGAGAATTAGATTCCGTTTCAGTTTCTTACTTATACAATTCAGGAAATGGTAGAGCTTACATAAATTGGTAGTTAATAAATAACAAATATGAAAAAGTACATTTTATTAGCGGTATTCGCCTTAGTAGCTTTGGCATCCGCAGCACAGACAACAGAAGGAGATCACTTAGTAACAGTACTAGAAGATTCAATAATGCAGGCAGAAGCCGAACAGCAAGCTTTCAACGATTCCGTAATGGCAGCCCTGGATTATCAATATGCAATGCAAAAGATTACACTAATGGCTGATAATGTGGTATTGCTGGACACCCTAAAGTGTAGACCAGTATTAGTAATTGATTCTGATAACAACTTTTACGCAACCTTGGGTAAATACGCAGTAATGTTTGAACGATTACAAGGGAGAATGTGGAACCGCCAAAATGAGGAAGTACGGATGAACTTAATAAAGGGTAAAGCTCCTGAAATTTCCTTCCGAAACGTTAAAACAGATGTAGCGGTTGACCCGGCTACGATTAAGTAATGTACGAGAACAAAACAGAGAAGGAATTTAATTCTATTATTAAATGGAACCTAAAAATAAAAATAAATCTAAGCAAGTTGATAAGGCTATTCAGAAAAGAAAAAGAAAGCTCGAACGGAAACGTGCCAGGGAGATCTGGTGGAAAAATTCGGAATTAAAATTAATTATTGATACTGTAAATTTTGTAAAATGGATTACGTAACTATCGAAATAAAATACAAAGAGCAATCAAATGCTTTTCAAACAATTAAGCTCAGAAATGAAAAGATAAGTGAGGCACGTCCGTCAGGTTATCATTTATTCGATATTAAAGAAATCGGTTTTATCGGAGAAGATGGTGTAAGGGTAGTAATTCTTATCTTGTCATTTGAAAAAGTTACGTTAAATTTATAACTTTGGGTCAATGGAAGATAGGCACGCAAAAATGATCGAACGCATTTATAACGAGGTTGTAGGCGACGAATATACAGAAGGATTAATCCCAAAAGTAAACAAGATTGAAAAAGATGTTTATAATCTAAATGTCAAGTACAAGATCGTAATAGGGGTTATTGCCTTCCTGATTGGAGCTTCGGCGTTTTTATCTGATATTTCAAAACTATTTTAATCATGGATTCAGATCAATTTGTGAAACAGTTTTTAAGCCTCGCCTTTTTTGTGGAAAAGGAAACAGGCATATTTGCGGAAGCACTATTGGCACATTCCGCGCTCGAAACTGGATGGGGTACAAAAGTAAAAGGGAACAATTACTTCGGAATTAAAGGGGAAAAGAACCTGGTCCGAACAAAAGAAATATCAGAAAGCCCCGATCTTAAATTTCCTGAAATCTATTCAATAACACCATTTGAAAAGAACGGAAAAACATACTATGAATACGATTGTAAAACTTGGTTTGATTCCTATGTAAGTCCAAAGGAAAGTTTTTTAAAATATGCTGACTTTATAAAAAGCAATCCAAGATATTCTAAAGCACTAACTCAGGATAGCGCAGATGGTTATTTAAGAGAGATTGCGCGCGCGCGATATGCAACAGGGTTAAACTATGAAGAAACGATCTTAAACGTGCTTAAATCAGTTCAGAAGAGAATTAATAAATTAACTGTAACAGTGGCACAAGATTTGCGTAAATAAAACAAAAACTTATTACTATGATTTTACTTACAGCATTTATTATTTACACATCGGCAACGATTGCCGTATTTACATTAAGCTATTTAGATTTACGCAAAAAAAGAAAAAATGTGGGGTAGAATAATCAAGATATTGCCTTACCTCCTCCCTTATCTGATTAAATTGATTAATTTTATAGTTTCAAAATTTCAAAAAAATAAAATTATGGCAGAAGAATTTAAAGGTGCAATGTCGCCAGAAACAGAAAAAAAGTTAGATTCAAAATTAAAGTTTAAAAATAAACTTATTGAGGCAGTTGATGGGTTGGCGGTTAAAACAGTAGATAATTATTTGCTAAGTCCGCTAATTGAAAAATTGCCGGAAGATGTTCGACCAGTAGTTATTGAAGCGTTGGCAGCAGTTGTTGACGAAATGCCCGAAGTGGAGATTTAATAATATTTAATAAAATTTAAAAGAGGCTGTCCAAAAAGTAAAATTGAACAGCCTCTTTTTATTATTGATAGTTTTTATATTTTATTTTTAATCATCGTACAGCCAATCAGGCGCATTCTCAATATTCCGTTTGTGCTTTATTTTAATATCATTCCAATCTCTTTCTATTTTTTCTTTTATTGATTGCCTAATAAACTGAGAAATGTTTACTCCTTTTGACTTTAGAATCTTCAAACTATTAGCTTGAATTTCTGTTATCATAACTTCCTGTTTTACTGTAAATTGTTTCATTTTATCAGGATAAAAGGTATGGTTCCACATACGTTACCACGCATTTTGCGCTGAAAATTTATGTTTAAAGCGGAAGGGTAGGCAGCGCAAAACGTTCCCTTCGGCATGGTAACAATATGTAAATTGCATAGCGGGTTCAGTTTTTCAAATCAACGTCAGTGCAATTATTTTTATTTTTTTTGCCGACCCGCCTCAGTTTTTGCAAAACTGTAGAGTTTTTCTTTAGTGCTTTCAAGTCCACCAAGTGCATTAATAATTGATGTTTCAATATATAAAGCAACTGTTTGTTTTTTATCAGGAGATGGCTTCCGCCCTGCTCCTTTTCTTTTTCCTCCGCGTTTCATTGTATTTTTTTAAACATTTTTTACAAGTAACATATTTAATATCATTACTCATGTCTTTTATGTTATCACAATAAATCCCACACAAACTGCTTAAATACCAGCTTGTATGAGGATAATAATGAATTATTACTTCTCCCATGATACTCCATTAAAATTGTAAGTAAACTGCTTTTCAAGTTTGTTGTTTTCAAACTTTTGAACGGTTACATTTGAAACAATACCAGATTTTTCTAACCTGTTCATTTCTTCTTGCACTTGTAAGAAATCTGATTTCCATTCTGAAGTTCCGTTTGCCGATGTAATTAAAAATGCGTTCATAATTAAAAGATTAAAAGTTTAACAACACTTCAAAGATAAACCTTTTATTTGAATACACAACTATAAAATCAAAATAATTTCAAAAAAAAGATTAAAAAAGCCCCCTTAAAAAATAAAAATGGAAACGGTAGCACATTTAATGAGCTTCGGTGGTTGGCATCCGCTACGACAACTTACATTTACCGTTACCACGCATTTTTGCAGGAATGTTTTCCTGACGTCGGGAAGACGTTAATTTGCAAAAACGTACCCGTTGGCGTGGTAACAATGTACATAAATAATAAAATTACTGGGCTTTGCGTGCCATCATTCGCACAGCCTCTTCTTTCATTAGTTTAAGCCCGCTCGCTTTTCTAACATCTTCGCTATAATCTTCACCAGCTTTATACTTTCTGATTATCTCTTTTTCAAGTTCCTGCAATTGCTCGCTATATTCAAGGAACTGCTCATGTATCAATTCTAATATGCTCATTCTATTTAATTTTGTGGTTAATAACCCGTAATTTTACTATTCATGTACACGGCCGTTGTAAACAATAAATACTACCATAGTGCCATTTGCGAAGTGTAGTGTTTAATCCGCTTACAAGCCTTATCATAATACGTCTTATCAATTTCATATCCAGTAAAATTCATTTTAAGTTTATGACAAGCAATTGCAGTCGTTCCGCTTCCTAAAAACGGGTCCACTATATTCATTCCTTCATCAGCTATCATATCAAGTAATTTAGTCCAACTTGGCAGGTGTTTCGGGCAATCGTGCCAAGCAGCTTCTTCTTGCATAGCAATATTTGTTTTGAATATATCGTGTCCAATTCGCTTTTGATTTTTACCCCAAAACAATACAGGTTCATAAGCATTAAATCCACCTAAAGGGCTTGGACTGTTTTGGTTTGGTTTGTGCCATATCATCATATGTTTTGGGTCTTGGTTAATCCAAAACTTTAGGTTTTTATAACCAACAGTCATTACAACAGTTTCACAAGTTCTCAAAAGCTCATTTAACCAATCTTTACACCATTTTTCGTATTCTTTCGCTTGGCGTGTATCGTCATATTCATTATACTTTCTGCCTACATTATAAGGTGGGTCAGTTAATGCCAAGTTGAATTGCTTGTCTTTACATTCTCGTAAGGCTTGTAAGCAGTCTGTATTTATTAAGTTCATTTCGTTCATATTTTACCGTATTTACAGTTTACAACACGTGGTATAGTGCATAGCGGTTTTAGTGTTTAATTCAATATTTTTTGCTTTCTATTTACTTCCGTACAGTTCGATAGGCTTGTGCATCTAATCCGCTACTAACCATACCACCATACGTTATGCCCCATTTAAGAAGGCATCAACGAGGCAATCAATTATTACTTTCTGTGCATTAGCACTTGTTACTGGCGATATAAACATTGTTTTAGCTGGTTTTTTTGGCTTTATAGCTATTGGAAAATGCAATTGAATAAATTCCCTTAGTTCCTCTTTTGATGAAAAACGGGGCATAACAATGTGTTTATGTAAACCGCCGTTCTCGTGCAAACGTTTCTCCAACACACCTCGGATGATAATTATTGCAGCTTGTTGATACTCACTTTTAGCTTTGTACTTCAAAATACCTTCTTTAAGTTCTTTAAAAGTTATAGATTCTTTATCTAATGTTCTTTCAAGTTGTTCGATTTCATTAACTGTTTTTCTCACGCTATTAAAATTTCAAAGTTTATATATCGCATCTAAATTTCTCGGTTATTCAACTGCGGTCAGCACAAACACCAACCGTTACCCCCTACGACTTAACCCCCACAACCCGAAAACCAAACACTGATTCCGGTTCTTTTACGATCAGGAAAGTATAACAATCCCCAGGATAGCAGATTTCAATACCCTGTTTGGGAGACCTGATATTACGGTCATTATGTTCATTATTTACCCATTGGTCATTATATCGTTCAACATTAAACAATTTGATGCTATAATTCATAGCGTCCATTAATTCGACAAAATATCTTTTGCCTTTATTTTTTCGAGATACGCAATATAACGGTATTATGCACATTACTTTGTCGCTTTCCCGAAAATCAACAATTGATTCAAAATAGTCATACATTTTGCCTTTTGAAAAGTATTTTTTTCGGGTGTCGGGTATCTCCTTAAAAGTATCTTCGCCGGTGATAATGTAATTGCCGTGAATATTTATCTTTTCTGATCGGATAATTTTCGCCCCAATTAATTCAGGATAAATTGCCGTAACTTTCGGAGATTCGCTTTGAACTACTTGGGAACTCATAATATTTCACGAATTAGATTTTTAAACTCATTTACCGACCGGATAATGTAATATTGAAATCCTTGGCTTCCAACCTTCTCCTGCCATGCCTTTTGTGCTTTCGATTGTCGGCCTGTGTCGGTCTTAAATTCGATTAGATAGGTATTACCGTTCCAAAGAAAGATAGTATCTGAAACGCCAGCTATTAAGCCCATGCCTTTGCGCTGCATTGCCCGCGCGATGTGTTCGGAATTATTTTGCACGGCAAAGAACAGCCCCCGTGTATAGGGGTGTTCGTTCCATAGCCATTTTACACATTCTGATTGGATTTGTGTTTCGGTCATTTTATTTTTCCTCCTCCATTATCCATTTAGCAATTTTCCACATTGACCAGCACGCGAAGCCGATCAGACAGGCCATGCCTGCAAATAATAAAATAATCTCAATGTCTGTGTAATTCATTTTTTGTTGTTTTAATGTTTCTCAAATATACGATTTATCTAAACCCATTTTACAAAATATGCTGCACAACATATCAAAACGGCACCTCATCTCGAACATCTTCAAGTCGTTCCGTGACTTCTCCAAATTCGATATACATACCACCGTGACCTGCGTCCTTGTGCGTCCACTTCATAAATGACGAATAGTCAACCATCCATCGGTAGAACATTGAGGCTGACTTGCAGTATGAACCTGGATTCTCGTCCATAAACTTTTTATATTCGTCATTTCTTGAGTAACGGGTATCATTGCGGAAATTCTGCTCGGCATAATGAACAAATTCATTTGATGTTTGCGCTATCAGTCGTTTGGCACGTAAATTCACGTAATCAACATTCACAAACCCTGCCATCAGGTAAAGACGTACACATTGCAACATCAAATTGTCGAATGAGTTCCATTCTTTTTCATCCCATCCGACAAAGAAATTTCGCTTAAAATCATCAAACGGCTGGTATTCGTCAGAATAGTGTTTGTAAATTTCTACCTCAAACTTCCTCCTCCTTATTGCCGAATTATCACCTTTAATTACATAGTTGGTAGGTATTCCAATTTTTGGGCTTTGTTCGGGGGTCAGATACATTTCCCCTTTGTTCTTTTTTTCAATTGGCCATCCGGTTGTTAATATGCTGAACAGATTTTCAAAGTTGAAATTTTTAGGAATGTCGTCCAATACGACAACATTTGTATCTGGCCCTACTCGCTGCCAAACGAAATTTTTTCCAGAGTTGAAACTTTTCCCGTCAATGAACACCAATACCCTCACCTTACTCATCGCCTGGAATATTAGTCCTTTACCGGTTCCGCCTTCCGGTTTTTCGCTGAGTTCTTCTTCAGTTAGAATTAATGACTTTACATTGCTGGGGTCTTTGTATCGGTGCATCATGTACCCCATCCCACTTGCAAGGGATTTAAAGCGGTTATCTGAACCATGCGATAGGTTCATCATAAACTTGTAAAAGTCGCACGTATAGTCTTGTGATAGCGTAAATTCGCGGTCAATTATTTGAGCTTTCCAAATGTAGCCGTTGAGGTCAATGTATGGAACTTCTGTAAGTTTTTCGGGGGTTATCTGAACGGCTGTATTTTTATAGAATGCCCAACTTTCTGTTTCTGTGTCATTAATAAAATCGGGTTTCTTTTCTGGGAGTAGTGATAAATATTCTTTTTTCATTTTGCTGGAATCGGCAAAAAGATTATAAGCGTTTTCTTCCTCAATTTTTCGCAAATATCCCAAAACAAAATCTCTGATATTATCAGCTGTAACTACTTCAACAACGTTTTGATCTATTTTTATGAATGAAATATCTTCGGGGTGAAAGCGATATTTATAATATCCATTTTCAACTAAAAAGTTTCCAAGCTGAAAATAATTAATCTTTAAATTTCCCCGTGGGCTTACCGACCAGAAATAAGTTTTTTTTTCTGGCATCTCGATTTCTTCACTTTGCCCTGATAGATAGTCTATTTGATTAGGTGTCGGCTCAGATCCGTCACTTATATATATTTCGGCTTGTTTTGCTAAATGGAATAATGTGTTTATCGTTATTCCAGTTCGATGCCCTTTCAGACAAGCAGAATATTGCCGATCACAGTCAGTACTTTTATATTTCGGGCTTACCCGGCTTATTCGGTGGTATAATTCGCGCCCTGTTTCGCCAAATTTATCCGCAATACCAAAACCGATATTTAACCAATCTTCATAGTTATATGTTATATCTATTTGATTGGCTTCAATTTCATCAACCAGCTTTAGCGTATCTTTTTCAACCTCATCATTTGCGCGGATCTTTGTTTGTTTTGGCTCCTGCCGTTTTTCAATGCCGGTGAAAATTTCTGATTCGGTATTGACGTAAATTTCGGGGTCGTAACTTTCAAAGCAGACGCGGCTCCATCCTTTTACGTTTTTATCGAAATATTTACATTCCTTAAATTCGCTTGAAATGGCTTCAAATCGTAAATTATGCTCATCGTTGCTTTTGCATTCCGGTATTCGCCATATGGCTTTCAATCCGTTTCCTGACGGGCTTGTGAACAGTGAATAGGTATGTTTGTTCTGTTTAATTTTATTTCGCCACATCGCAAATTCACGCTGCGGTATCGCGTCAAAATCCAAGCAGATATACCCTGAATGCTGAAGCATCGCCTCGTTTGACCTTGACGAGAATTTGCCCGAAAAGCAAATCCAAAATAGCTGCTTTTTATAGGTGTCGCGCTTTGCTTTATTATTCTCTGATCTTATTTTTTCGATTAGATGTCGGTTATTGCCGCGCCTGATTCGGTCTAATACTTCGTTTATCTCAAAATATTGATTCTGACTGTCGGACTGAATGTTTTTAAAAATCGTGATTTGCCCCATTTAGTATTAAGTTTTTAGAAAGTGGAAACTAAGTTAAGGAAAATTATTGATTAAATTCGAAGAACTGCTCCATGTAATCAATTAACTGCAATTCTTTAATTAGTTTTTCAGAAGGGAATCGGCTAAACTTACTTTCTGAAATTCCGTGCAACTCACAGAACTGTTTTGTATTTATTATCCCTTTTAGTTTTTGCACTTTTTGCAATATCTTTTCATGTTCTTGCATATTTTACAATTTTATAGTTATAAGTTGTTGATTTTTAGGTTTGTTGGGTTATATAACCGTTAGCGGTCATATTGAAACAGCTTCTCGGTAGGTTTGTAAGTTTTGGTTGTATTCATTGAGTTTGTTACTTCCTTTTGCCATACACAAATGAAATCATCAGGTGCTTGGTATTCAGAAATAAATACTTGATGTCCTCGCTTTGTCATTTCCCTACACCAATCCCAAAACAAAACGTGGTCAAAACCTTTAGAAGTTGCGTACTGCTTTGTGTCTTTATATGGTATGTCGCAATAAATTATGTTTTCATTCGGTATTTCAAGTTCATTATAATCACAACTTCTAAAATCAATTCCTTGTATTTTATCTAATTGTTTTTCAGTATTTCTAATTTGCTCACTTATATAATCACGTTTTGTTTTTCCTGCACAATGCCCAGAGTAACCACCATCAAAAAATCTTCCATTATAACTTCCCATCCATCCAATCCAGCCAATCAAGAAATCGTCAAATTCATTATTAGTTCCATTGTTGTATTCGGTTCTTGCTTTAGAATAAAGTTCTTTACTTATTTGGTAAGGTCGTTCACGATTTTTTTGAAGCCCCCGCCACATCGCTATCAAGTATTTATTCTTATCGCTTGCAATCCTATTGCCGATAACCTTATCCATAGTTCCTAATCCACCACAAAAAGGCTCAACATAAGTTTGGTTTTCTTTTCTGTCTTTTAGTATAATCGGCAATATCTCTTTAGCAATCCGATTTTTATTTCCCATATATTTCATTTGTGTATTCTGTTTTCGTTAATAATACGGTGGGTAACAATGTATATACGCAATGCTTCCTATCGTCAGCACTTCGCATATACTCACCGTTAACAACAAGGCTAACGATTCTTTTTTCGAGCTTTCTTGGCTCGTTTTGCCGCAGCCCTTTTCTTTTGTTGCTTATTGGTAAGTTGTGTCTTTCGTTCTATTTTGTCGCCGCCCGTGTATTGAAGCGGCGGTAAATCTGCGTAAGGGTTTTCAAGTTCGTAAACTTCTCTTTCTTGTGGGATTGCTGTGGCGGCTAACATTCCGTAAGCTGCTAACAGGGCTGCTTTTTTACTACTCATTTGATTGTGTTTTTAAAGCCCAGTTGTTAACAAAATGTAAATTGCAAAATGCTAACAATCTGGAAGTTTTGTAATTATTTCAATATTATCTGTATCTATTTGTTTCGGTGCAGTTCGGTTGGCTTTTCGACAACTTACATACACCGTTAGCGGTCATGCCTAACTGACTGCTCCGAAACAAAATTTGTCCATTGAGTAGTCATAGCCTGTGCAATTCCTGGAAACGTCTTTGACCGAAGTTTAGCACGTTCATCTTTTGGTAGTTTCCAAGCATCCGCATACCAGCCAGGCATTGTTTTACCGCTCTTAAATTCTTTTCGTGGTTCAGGTTTTACCACATTCGTAGGCGTTAATGGTGGAAGTCCTTTAAGCCATAAACACGTTTTCTTTTCGTATGGGTCGCCAAATTCATAAGGGTTAATTATTTGGTCGGGTTTCCGCCATTCGCTACTCATTATTCCTACTGGGTTTTCAATAGCGATATAATCACAATCAGCATTTGCGAATCCAGCGAAACTGCAAAATGGTGAGGACACATAGTACTGTCACTTAATACCTCTCTGTTGCATCCTTCAATCTCGCAAACCGCCACTTCTTTATTGATAACAACAGATATATTTAATGCTTGATGTATTGCTTCTAATGCAATATCGTAAGGTATTTGAGCATCATTCTGTTCATCATACCATACCCAATCTTTGATAGCATCCATTAATTCATCTTCGTTTTTACATTCTTCCATTTAGTATAATTTTGTGGTTAATCACGAACGAAACTATACCCAAACCGTCCCCATAAAAATACAAAATACCCAAACGCAAAAATAAAACCTATACATGTTGTTCAGCATGTTTTCGTAATTGAGGGGCATATTGTCGCCGCATTCGCCAAATCCATCCGCTGGAATATTTCTTTGCCTTTGCAAATTCTATTAATCCCTGCTCGCCTTGAGTTATAATTATCTGCATAATTACCCATTCATATTTATACCCCCTGCTTTCAGCAACTCGCTCAAAGTTTCGCCATTCCGGTTCTTTTGTCTGTATCGGTTCATTATAATTTATTTCGACAAGTTCTATCTCTTTTGATCTCTTGTCAGACGAAAAAATATAACCGCAATAGGGGCATATTTGCGCCGATGCAAAGATATAGGCTCCGCAACCATGGTTCCCTCGTTTGTCAGGTTTGCCTTTCTCACTGCTGATCGGATCGCCTTGTCCGCAATTTTTCACGGGTGCCGCGCCTCCTCCTTCTTTTTGGTCGTGAAATAATGACCATTCGCGCTGCTGGTTGTAATATCCTAATTCCTGACCATTATTCCCAAAATCCAAAATATTGAAGTGCTTTTTTGTCCAGTTAAATGTGCCGTCCGGTTTCGTACCTGAAAAAATTCGGCTTCCACGACCTAGCATCTGTAACCATAAAGGAATTGACTTAGTAGCTCTGTTAATTATTATCGTTTCAATATTTTTACGATTAAAACCTGTAGTCAATATTCCGGCATTTATCAGTACGAAAAAATCATTTCTTTTCCACTGGTTTAATATTACTTTCCTATCGCCGGAATATTGCTGATACGCTTCGTACCAATTATTATATTCCTGCATTTTAATTTCATACTTCACCAATTTAGCAGGATCATTATCTGTTGGCTTTATCGGATGTGCTACGGGTGACGTTAGAAATTTTGCAGGTATTCCTTTACGGTTAAACTCTTTGCATGTTTCGACAACGTGATCGATATTTACACAAAATACTAATGTACTGGTATTCGGTGTTAATTTTTCCCAGTTATCAACCACCCCCGCATAAAGCTCTCTTTTATTAAACCGTTCATACATTTGCCCCTCTTGGTAATCTCCTTTTGAATTGGTGCGGACCCCGGCCATGCTCGGTGCATTGTGCGCGCCGTAATAAATGTCTTTAACTAATTTCCCGCGCTGAATTAATTCGGGCACTTGTAATCCGGTAATCATTACCTCATAATCTTCGCCTAATTGCCGCTGCTTTCCTGATCTTAGCGGGGTGGCCGAAAATCCCAAGATAAAAGTGTCTTTTTGAAACGCTGATTTCGTGAAGAAGTCGGTGAATTCCTGCTTATGGCATTCGTCTATGATAACCACGTCGAACCACCGGAAAAAATTTCTCCATTTTCCGATACGTCGCTTCAATGTTTGCGACATGGCTACATATACTTGATGAGTGTTTGGGGGCTCGACCATTTGCCCGGCTAATATATGATATGGTTTTAAGTCAAACTCTTCCAACGTGCCTCCTGTTTCGAATAGTAGCTCTATCCGGTCGGTAATTATCAATGCGCGTTTGTTCGCTTTTTCCATTTCTGAAACGATATGCGAAAATATAACGGTCTTTCCAGAACCTGTTGGCGATTGAATTAATATCCGTTTTTTGCCGGATTTCATGTGTTCGCGGGTTTGTTTAATTATATCTTGCTGATAGTCGTATAGTTGGATCATATTTCTTTGATTATGGATTAGTGCGGGCGGTTCGGGCGGTGCGGGCGGTGCGGGGGATTAGTCCGTGGCTCACTCGACACCTTTATTATCATAGCAATTAATCGCGATACCAATCCGTTTTTCATCGCGGTTATATTTTCGCTCAATACCTAAATCAGTAATTATTCCTTCCAATTCGGTTATTTGATTAGCTATCAGTTTATCGGTGTCGATAAAATTATTAATGCGTTCGCGGGAGTTTATTACTGTCGCATGATCGCGACGGCCTATTTCATAACCTATTTTTGGCATTGAAAAATTCGTGTAATAATAGCAAAACCAATGCACTATTTGACGAACAAAAACGATATCATATTTTCGGCCTTGGTAATCCATTAATTCCGCGTCAATATCGAAATAGTTGCATATTACATTTTTAATCGTTTCAATATCATTGTACCGTAACTTATTTAAAAATTCCCTAAATTCGGTAATATCGCCTTCAAATTCGCGAAATAATAAAAGCTCTTTTTCTGTGTATAGCATGTTGTTTTAGTTTCAAAAAGGAGGTTGTCGGCCTCCTTTTTTTATTTTGTTTTTTTAAAATGGTAATTGCTCTGTACTTTCAGGTGCCGGAGGTAAATCAGCACTTTGCACTGGTTCCTGTTCGACATTCCCCCACACCCGTAAATTGCCTAAAATCGGCATTGCGCGCCTTTCTTCTTCGCTCATTTTTTCATGTACATCTTTCGGTAATGATTGCTTCACTAAGTGGGTATCGTCCGTTTTTCGCTTTTCCGGGGCCACTTCAAAACCAATCAAATCAAGATAACAATTGCCTTTTTCGGATAAAAACAGATTATTGTTTTTTATCGGCAAAGTAATCACGTCAATCATTTCTCCCGATTTTGTTTTTCTTTTTTCAATCACATGTTGAAGCATGCTTAAATTAATTTTTTCGCTGATATTACTCATATTGTTTTTCAGTCCGTCCGTACGTCCGCCGCCTGAATGCTGCCTTTGTTTGTTAATTTTACCAAATACTAAACGAATACTAAGCTACCTTTTTACAAGCATCATCAATAGCCACGCCGTTTAATACCATTTCTTTTATCTGTTGTGCCTTTTTTATGCGCTCAACCATCCCTGCGATAAAGATATCGTCACGGGCTACGCGAATAATTACAAGCTGATATTCTTGCTTTTTACGAGGATCATAACTTATGAAGTCGCACCAATCCACCCCAGCCACGTTTATATTATTTTGGATTTGCGCGTAATATTCGTGTTTTATTTCAATTCCGGCAATGCTTAATGATGCATTCGATTCGTGTTTGTCCGGGTCGTATGGGCATTTTATTTCGATAATACCAATACGGTGTAACCCATTAATCACCTTATACATATCCCCAAATCTTGACTTCAACCCCAATAATTCAGGCGGAGTGTTTATCACCTCCCCGTCAAAACTACCCCCATTAAACGGCATTTCCGGGTTAACCATAAATCCAACTTCATTAACTAAATAGCCGGTCTGCTCTGCATATTTCGCGCGCGCTTCCGGTTCATAGGTATTGCCCCATCTTGTTTGCACAAAGTCTTTTCGCATTTCTATTTCGGCTTGCATTTCGCGGCCTTCGTCAGTCATGCGCTCATAGCTAATTTTTCGCAGGATTACTTTTTTTGCAGTCGCGCCCCACTGTTCATCTTTTCCGCGCCCCTGTTTCATTAAATCTGGAATTTCTGAACCTGTGAATTTATCCCAGCGATGAAGAAACCATTCTTTTGATCGTTGGGCCATCTCATAATTTTCCTTTCGCCAGTGTTGCGATTCTCCGCCTATTTCGGGCAAGTCGGCAAATGGGTTCATCATTTCGCACCCCCTTTCAATTTAGACCTGCCGCCTGTTTCGATTATTTCGCGAATATCGGAAAACAGTTTTTTAGCACGGTCATTACCTTCAAATGTAGATTTGGCCATATTATAAGCCGAAGCCAAATGCATGAGTACAGGATTCATTTTGTTGCAAAAAGCGGATAGGTCCCTTGGCGTATATAATGGGGTGCCTCCCGGTGCTATTGCTACATTATTCTGAACTCTTAGCCGAACTTCAGGTAGGTCTTTTAAATGTCGGCCTATCCCTATCCTTGAAGCCGCCCGAACGAACGCACCACTTGCTGCCGTCTTTGCTTCAAAGGTGGCTTTATCAGTTTCCCCGATTGATTTTTTCCGTGAGGCTCTGGCCCCTCCTGCATCTGACTTTTCAATAACACCGTTATCCGTGTGGATTTGTATCGCACAGAAAAGAATTCCTGCAACTTCACGATACTCACAGCCCCAACCATCAATTCCGCATACATCGTCCAATATTGCCTCACACTGATCGCTGTCATAGTATGGGTAAATTTCGTTCATGTTGCCTGACTTATCACCTATCCGCCATTTTGGAAAAATTCCAATGCTTTCGTGATAGTCGGAACTCGTTAATTTAATTAAATCTTCTTTTGTCATTTTTACCTCCTGTTTTTTACGCTTTTAAGCGATTAATTTTTTATCATTTCGTAAATATCGGCCACAATATCACCCGAATAAAACGAGACTATTTTTCCATCAACGTACACATCGAAGCAATCTACTGTCATCCCTGTTATTTTCGGCTCGCAGTCATACCAAACATTTATCCGGTGAATGTGTCCCATGAAAATAATCATTACATTTTCGGTTTCATATTGAAACGTAAATTCACCTGAGTAGCTCTTAAGTTTGTCCGAAAAATATCTGATAATTTCCCCGGTATGTGTCGCGTTTATTCGATGGCCGAATAATATCTCCTTAATTTTCATGTGTGCAAGTTAGCTATTCACCTTGGTATTTGCAATATGTTGTACAGCATGTTTTTCTTACAGCGCATCCTGAAAAATAACGATTACCGCGAATCAGCAACCTTTACGTCGAAAACAAAAACAGAAACATTCCGATAATCTTTTATGCAGGCCCCATACGCATAATTATAATCTTTCGGGGGCTTTCGGTGGTTAAATTTACCGTCGATGAATACCTGGTAATCTTCGCGGGGTGCTTTATCTCCGTTATTCGCGCGCGCCACATTATGCTTGTTCGCCATCCCTATTATTTTTAAGTTTTTCAGAACGACAAACAGATACCAATTTTTCAGCATTGTCAGGACTTGCCCGATCAAAACCAGCGCATAACGTACGCACATAGTTAACCGTCACACCGAAATATTGAGCGATTTCAATAGTCTCAACACCCGACAGATACATGTCCCTAATTGCCCATATTCGCGCGTAAATCTCATCTGATTTTCGTTTTTTCACCTCATCTTCACGCGGCTCAATATTTACAAAAGCACAATCAGTTTTAAGTCCGTTTAGCCATTTAGCCTGTACATTTCCACGTAGATAGTCCATGTGCGAAACTTCGTCCGGCATGCCTATCTTTTTCCATGTCGCAATCAATCGCCCCAAATTCACGTACCCCCCACGCATAGCGAACACCCTTAATCCCGTGTATCGCTGCGATGTTTTTCTCGGCAATAAATGCTTATTATCTCCTGCGATTTTATATACATTCCCGTCAAAAGAGATGTACATATTTTCAAATTTAAACCCCCGCGTTTCGCTAATTTCGCGGAGGTCTTTGATTTCGTAACTCATAATTATTGTTCTTTGTTTAATAAACCGGCCTCCTCAAGATCTTTTTTCATTTCGTTAAACTGCTTTAATTTTTCTGATTTCAGTTTTTTTAGCCGATCTCCTTCGATGATTTTTTTAAAAATATCTAACCCTTTTTTCTGTTCCTCTTCCGTAAATTCGCCCAAATACATACAGTTATCAACACTCCACTGTCCAAACGAAATATAGGCCCAAATTGAAAATTCGAACTCACCATCGACAACGATGCAACTAACGTGGTTGCTTACCTTTTTTACCTCAAAATCACCCGCTAAAATCTTAGCTTTGAAATAATCTTGCACCTCTTTGATCTTGTTTTTCATAACGTTTTTTCAATTATTAATTAATTTTTAAAAAGATAGCACAAATATAAATTACATTTTTTACAAAAACAAATTAATTATTGACTTTTATATAGTAGTTTATAAAAAGCTAAATTGTGTTTAATTGTGGTTTCATTCTTGTAACTCTTTGATATTCTTTTATTTACTCTACTTATTTTAAACTAATTAACAAGAAATAGTAAATTAATAAAAAATAAAGTAATATATAAAAAGAGAAAATTAATAATAAATGTATTTTATGCTTTCCACTATAGGGTAAGGTAGGGATTTTTTGAATAGTTTAGCAAACCACAAGTAAATTATTGATATTTAATAAGTTAAAATATTTAACTCAAAAATAGCGACTTTTCACTTTATTAACCACCTTGTAAAAGTATGTTTTTTAGCATTTTACTTTTTTAAACAAAATGGTTTAGCTATATTTGTGCTAAAATGCATACGATATGACAGAATTGGAATTATTGCGAAAATTAGTAACCTCTCAAGAACGTGAAATTGCAGCGTTGAAAAAAGAAAATCAGAACCTGAAAATAAAATTAATGTCTAAGCCGAAAAAGTTGAGAAACGCCAAAACATCAAAATATAAAGGTGTTTCGTTTGATCGCACCCATAACGTATTTAGAGCGCAAATTTTCATAGCTGGCAAGGTTCGCCCTCTTGGTACCTTTCCACCTACCGATCAGGGGGAAATTGCCGCTTCTGAGGCTTACAGGAATGCAAAAGCGAATAAGGCTAATCTCGAAAAGAAATATAAAAGCAAAGACAGACATAAGCAAGTTGAATTAACAGAACGCGAACAACGGCTTTTGGATCACGAATATCTGGAAAAAACAAAACCGGAAGTTATGCCGGAGGCTAAGGATGCTTTTGGGTTTTAAAAATGTTTTAATTTTTGTAAATTTGCGATATGGCACAATTTGAAAAAGGAAATAGGGCTGCGGAAAAATGGACATTATCAGAGGCAACAGATGCTTTTGAATGGATGATGAACAATGCAATGGATGATAGTGATGTTTTATGCGTACAGGATGCTTATCTGGCATATCCTATGCGCGGTTCGGTATTCCATTATTTGATTGATAAATTTCCCGTTTTGGAAAAATTTAAAAGAGATATCCAAGACGTAATCATTTCACGGATAAATAGAAACGCATTAAGGAATGAATTTAATCCTACTGCTTCAATATGGAGACAGAAGCAATTAGGAGAAAAAGACACGCAATACCAGAAAGTTGAAGCCACCGTTGATAACGTCACCAAATTAACTCCAGAGCAACGTGCCAAACGTATCGAAGAACTGAAAGCGAAATTAAACAATGATTAATGACACGGAACTTATTGAGCTTGAAAAGTTGATTTATGATGAATCGGTTTACCGGGCAAAAGACAACCTGTTAGATTTTACCCGTCATACATTTTCAAAATTTCAGGCTACATGGTTTCACGTTAATTATTACAAAATCCTTGATCTTTTCGCAAAAGGGAAAATTAAGAAGATAATTATTTCGGTACCTCCGCAACACGGTAAATCACAAAATAGTTCTGTTCAACTTCCTGCTGATATGATAGGTCATAATCCTGACCTTAAGATTGCAACGGTTTGTTATTCGGCCACAAAAGCCAGGAAGTTTGGCCGTAAGACAAAGCAGTTAATGTCTGAAAAATCATACAAGGATGTGTTTGGTTCACGATTGGCTGGTATGGCAGACGGCAATTATATCAATACCGCCGAGGAGATGGAGATAGTCGGGCATGATGGCTCCTTAAAGATGGTAGGTTATGAGGGAGGGTTAACTGGTGATCCGGTGGACGTTCTTTTGATGGACGATTTATACAAAGATTGGAAAGAGGCTAATTCTCCCGTTATTCGTGAAAATGTAAAGGACTGGTATATCTCAGTGGCAGATACCCGCCTACATAACGATTCGCAACAATTAATCGTTTTCACGCGTTGGCACGAGGACGACTTAGTCGGATTTATCGAAAAAAATGAAGATGTCGAATTAATACATTCGTGGACACAGCTCGAAAATCCAAATCCTGATGTTTGGTACAAAATCAATTTTGAAGCGATAAAAACAGGAGAACCAACCGAAATAGACCCACGAAAACCGGGTGAACCACTATGGCCGGAACGTCATTCGAAAAAGAAATTATTAAAATCGAGATCAAAAGACCCGATAAAATTCGAATGTTTGTACCAAGGTAATCCTGCAAGTTCGGCAGGGCTACTATATGGCTCCGAGGGGTGGAAAACCTATACAACATTGCCGCCTGCTATCGTTCGTAAAAACTACACAGATACCGCCGATACGGGATCGGATAAGCTCTGTTCAGTTGACTATGATGTTTGCGATGACGGGTTGGCTTATGTGGTTGATGTTAGATATACGGAAGAACCAATGGAAGTTACAGAACCATGGGTTGCCGGTGGATTTTTGAAAAACAAAGTAAGCTATTCAGATATTGAAAGCAATAACGGAGGCCGCGGTTTTGCGCGTAAGATTAACGAAATTTGCAATCCAATTCAAGGCCGGATAAACACACAGATAAATTGGTTCCATCAATCTGGGAACAAAGAAAGCCGGATCATCTCCAACGCCGCAACTGTTAAACAGAGAATTGTTTTTCCTGATGATTGGCACTTGAGATGGCCCGACTTTTACAATGATGTAGTAAGATTTAAGCGCAATTTCAAGTCAAACGAGCACGATGATGCAGCCGATACCTTGACCGGGATTACGGAAAAGATGGACGACATACAAACGGGCTCCATGTTTCTAACCGCCGATATGCTTTAATTCAGGCTAAAAATCGGCAATGATAAAAGGGAACTTAATTCCTTTTCATTTAGTAGTTTTAACCCTCTCGTAAAATTTGCAGAGTGCATTTTCATAACGTTTTTTTGCTGATGAATTAGCGTAAGCCATAAGCGATAAGCCAAAGAACCCGGCAATCTCTTTGTTTGTTAAGCCGAGTTCTTTTTTCAGTTGTTTAATGTTCATTTTGTCTCAATCAGTGTGGTACCTAAATTTCTTCCATTCAATTTCCATTGTGCAGATAGCCAAAAATCAAATTCATCTTCTGGCTCGATTGCCTTAAATTCTTTTCTTGCTTCTTTTTCGGTTCCTTCAAAAACTAATTCTTGTTTTCCGTTTTCGTCAACTTTGGTAATTTCGTAAACTAACTTTTTCATTTTGTAATTGATTTTAGATTAATTATTTTGACATTTCTTCTTTTAAAGCTGCTTTATAAACATTTAAATTATTGATAACTTGATAAGCTACACACCATGCTTGTTTTGCTGAGAAGTATTTTTCACCTGCTGATTCTTTCATTCTTTTGGCAATATCTTTTGTAAAATCGTTACTGTTTTCAACAACCAATTCAGCTACTATATCAGCGTTTGTTGAATAATTTGAACAGTTATAAGAATCTAAATGAAACATTTCTTTAATTTCTTTTACGTTTGCTCTTTCTAAGATTTCTGCTACTTGTTCGAAATTTGATTTAAACTCTTTCATCGTGTTGTTGTTTTAATTATTATACTTCAAAGATAAGCATTTACTTAATACGAAAGTATGTTTTAAAACACAAAGACAATAAAAAAAACATGTTCTATAACATATTGCATAAGTCAAAAACATTGATTAGATTTGTTTTGTCTTTCCGACAGACGTAAAACAGTTAGGCGTTCTTTTAAACAGACGGGCAAATCATAATTTATTAATCCATTATTAGTTATAATAATTGAATTCGAGTTTCTATTTACAACAAATAACGCCCGTCTAACGCCTGGTCGCGGTTCGATTCCGTTATCAGGCACACATTGTTTTCTGGGGAATTGGTTCAATTTAGTTGTTTTTGCCTCCTTCGCGATTGCGGGGGAGGTTTTTTATTTTAAAAATACAACCTTGCAAAACATGTTATAAAACATTAATTTAGCCACAAATACATTTGCAAATGAATTTTTTCAATTGGATAGTCCCGGCTAAGATCAAGCGGCAATTTGCCTCCGCTATTTATGAGTATTGGATAACTCAAGGCACAGCTAACACCATGGAAGATGATACTGGTGTTTTCCTTTCCGATGCGTATAAAGGCAATATTTCCGTATATTCGATTATAGATCGAATTGATAAGATGCGTAGACAGGCACCCATGCGGCTATATCAGAAGAAAGACGGGAAGGCCATAGAGGTAACAGATCACGAGCTGAACCGATTCCTTTCGAAAGTGAATCCAGAAACTGGATTTAATGATTTCGTTTCACAAGTGTTGATATATCGTCTAATTTGTGGAGAGAATTTCATTTACGCGCCACGATTAAATTCAGGATTAAACGCAGGGAAAGCCGCCGAGCTTCGGGTATTACCGGCCTCGGATGTAGAAATAATTGAAGGAACGCCATTAGACCCTGTTCGCGGGTACCGGATGGAAAACTCAACTATATCGCAGGAGTTCCCAAAGGCCGATGTAATTCACCAAAAACTATTTGACCCTTTATGGTATAGGAACAACACCCTACACGGGATGTCCCCAATAGTTGCGGCAAACAAGACTGTATCACGGTTAAATGAAGCCGATATTACTCAATTAAAGCAACTTGAAAATCAGGGGCCAAAATATGCGTTATTCAAAAAGACCACAGGAACACAGCAGGGTATAAGCCAAAGATTAAGCGCCGAACAGCAAGACGATATTTCACAAAAAATAAAGACGGCAAGTAAATCAAGTAATCGCGGGTTGCCGTTAGTTTTAAAGGAAGAGTTCGGAAAACTTGACCTTGGAACAAATCTTGCAGACATGGCACTCACCGATCTAACAGAAGCGGGTGTTGTTGCCCTATGCAGCGTTTACGGAATGCCACCAGAACTATTCGGTTACGGACAAAAGACGTACAACAACATGGGAACGGCTCGGAAGTCGGCTTGGACTGATTGCGTAATGCCGAACATGGACAGTGTGGCCGACTTAATGAATGAGGCCATTATCTGGGGGTCAAAATATGCCGATCAAGGGTATTTTTTCAAGATGGACTATTCCGAAGTCGAAGAGCTCCAAGACGGTATGAAATCGAAAATCGAGTGGATGAACGCCGCAGGTCTCCCGATGAATGATGTATTTGAAGCCGCTGGATATTCCCGAGTAGATAATCCACGGATGGATGAACCGCGAGTGCCGAGTATGACCATGTTTTTATCTGACTTCGACCTTCCGCCCGATATTGAAAAAAGCTACGAGGATTATTTAAAAGTGAAATAATGCCAATACCAAAGCATCTTAAGCAGTTTGAACGGATATTAATTAGAGAGCGCAACAAGTTAGAAATTAAAGGCGTTCGGATGGCACATGCGGCGTTGGTGAAACAGTATCAATCTTTCGCTCAAAAGTTGGCCTTATCATTTAATAAGGACGAATTCGAGGCACTGACAGAAACCATTCGCGCCGATGAAATTGAGAAATTTCTAAACAAATATTATGGGATGTTTGCCCCTATTGGATTAATGTATCGCAAGAATGCGATTAGTCAAAAATCGGCAATAACTGGCATGAAATACAAACAGGCCGAAGATGATGAATATTTAGCGATATTCCAGCAATACCTCCAATCACGGCTAAGTGGGGAGGCAGGAAAATCAATTAGAACAATCACGTCCACATCTCAGGATAAAATTAAAGGTATTATTCGTGAGATACTTTCCGATGCGGAATTGCAAGGTGAAGGAATCGAGGTAATTAAACGCCGAATAATGAAATCAGTCGGTCAGAATTTACGCGGGAACGGATGGGCGCGAAGTCGGGCCATTGCACAAACTGAAATGATAAAGGCCTCAAATCAGGCCGCGCAATATGCCGTTGATTCTACGGGGTTTGAATATCGGAAGTATTGGAGTACTTCGCATTTGGAAGGAATTCGCCCAACGCACTCTGACGCTGAACTAGAAAGCATTGAGAAAAACGGGTTAAGAAGAGATGAACGTTTCGGTAACGGTTTACTTTTTCCTGGTGATCCTGCTGGTACGGCTGCCGAGGTGATAAACTGCCGCTGCTCTGTATTGCATGAGATCGTATAATGTAACAAGACCAGTTTGCAAAAGGTAAGGGCAGTTTGCAAAACATGTTATAAAACATTATTTTTGAGAATAAATAAATGCACATGAAAGATTTATTGCAGTTTAAGAGCTTTGAAATTAAATCTTACAAAGAGGAAGATGACGGTTTTGTGGTCGAAGGTTACGGAGCTGTATTTAATAATATTGATAGTATTGGGGATGTTATCGAAAAGGGGGCTTTTGCAAAAACATTGCAGGAGCGCGGCGACAGAATCGCATTCTGTTTGCAACACAACATTCACGAGCCGATAGGTAAGATTGTCGAAATTAAAGAGGACGAAACAGGCTTATGGCTAAAATGTCGAATTAGCAAATCAGAACCGGGCATTGCCACGAAAATAAAAGAGGGCATTCTAAAAGAGATGTCTATCGGGTACCGGACTATTAATTCGAAAAACGAAATTATGAACGGCCAGGAAGTTCGGAAGTTAACCGAAATTAAACTGTTCGAAATTAGCTTGGTAACTATTGCCGCCAACCCGTTGGCAGTAGTTACAGGTATGAAAGCCGATGAAGTTAATTCTCATTTTGACGATGAATTTACGCGGCTAATTGGATTAACAAGAAGCTCAGAGATTAAGTTCGAGCTGATGAAATTACACGGACAAGTAAAAGCACTCATCGAGGACATGGAGCCGGAGAAACCCACTCCAACGCCTGAAACTGAGCCGCTGAAATCAGAAATAGTATTAAAATCTTTTAAATTTTAGTGAAATGAAAATTGAAATTAAAGGCTTTACGCCTGAGCAAACATCTGATTTTCAGAAGGCTTTCGATAGTCTTTCAGATGAGATGCAAAACGCAGTAGCTGACAAAATTAAAGGCCTTGCAGGTAAAGAGGCCTTGGAAGAAGTAAAAGGACTTCTGAAAACCGATGATGGGAAAGATAAATTTTCCGAGTTGCAAAAATCAATTGATGACCTTGTTTTGGACGTTAAGAAATTCGAAGGTATGAAAAAGAAAGAGGAAAAGGAGATGACTCTTGACCAGTCAGTTAAAGAGCTGATTAGCTCTGATGAGTTTAAAAATGCAAAAAAGGACGGATTCCGTTCGAAAAGCAATTTCGAGATTAAAGCGGACACCTCCGATATTACCGGAACCGTGAACATGACCAGACAGAATTTGTCTGTAAACTTTGGCCCCGAAAGAGCCATTTCGTTTTTGACTCAGGTAAACACTGGAACTGTTGGACAGGATAAAAACCGGATTCTTTGGGTCGAAGGTGCATATACTTCGAATGTGGGCTATGTTGGAGAAGGAACCGGACAGGCTACTGCTGACGCTGGTACCGCTACCGAGAAAACTCGTGCAATGGCTAAAATATCAGCAAAGCTTCCATTGACCGCAGAGTTATTGGAAGATGCCGATTACATTGCTTCGGCCTTCCGTATGAAAATGCAGGAACGCGCATTGCAATTTACCGATCTTGAAGTTTATTCAGGTGACGGCTCTGACGGCGTGAATCCTAACCATATATATGGGATCGTAGGTCACGCAACCGCTTATTCTGCAACCACTACCGGAGCCAATGATGGAGTGAATGGTACCATTGCGAATGCCAATATTGGGGACTTGGTGGACGATGCAATCCTGCAAGCTGAATTGAGCGAGCAAAGAGGGTTGGACACTTTGGCGATTCATCCGAAAACTTTCCAAAAATTCAAATATGCAAAGGCCACAGACGGTCAGTATTTATTTGTGAAAGACGTTAACGGGAATTACACGATTTCAGGATTACGTGTAATTAAATCGACCGCCGTAACAGCCAACACTTTGACTGTTTACGATTCGATGAAAGTTCAGTTGTGGTGGAAACGTAACGTTGAGGTTAAGTTTAGCCAAATGAACGGAACTGATTTTGTTGATGACGCTTACACCGCCGTTCTTTTCTTAAGAGCCCAGGTATTGGTGGAAGGACCCGACAAAACTGCACTTATCCACGTTGCAGACGTTGACGCTTCAATTACCGCTATTACAGCACCGTAATATTAACCGTATTTGGAACAAAGGGGAGGATCGTTTCCTCCCTACGGTTCAAACTTAAAATCATAGCATTATGTATAAAGTTATCAAGGAGTTTGCAGGGGTGAAAGTCGGAACGGAAATGCCTATCCGAAAAGATCAAGTAAAATATATGATTGAGGCCGGATACATCGAACCGATTGAGCCGGAAGTAAAAAGCCGAAAAAAGAAAATTGACAAAACCAAAATTGAAACGAAATGAAAAAAGTAAAAATATTACGGCCAATTTACGGACAGTCGGTGGGGAAAATCATTCCGTTAAAAGACGAACAGGCCGATTATGCGGTAAAGATTAAGGCCGCAAGCTATGTGGTAGACAAGAAAAAATCAAAGTAAAATGGACATCAAGATAACGCCAACCGGATCCGAGCCGATTACTTTAGACGATGTGAAGCTGTATTGCAAAATCGACTACACAGCCGAGGACGCGCTTATTACTTCGCTGATTGGCTCGGTACGTGGGCAAATTGAGAAGTTTTTAGGCAGGTCGCTGATTGCATCAACAATCGAACTATATACCGATTATCTTCCTGACGAAATAAGGCTACCATATCCTGAGCATGACGCGATTACGGAGGTTAAGATCAACGGCACGGTATCGACTGACTACACGGAAAAAGGTCTGACGAAATTAATTGTAATTCCTTCCACTACTTACACCTTATCGGAAGATGTGGCAGAAAGTTTTTACGTGAAATACACCACTACTGGGAAATGCTCGGAAGCCGTCAAGACTGAAATGCTTCGACTGATTGACGAGAAATACCGGAATCGGGGAAATACTTTTGTTGGGTCGACTACCGAGTTATCAGAAAACACCTACGCTAATTTAAGGCAGTTTTGCGAAATGTAATTAATACCTTGAATAATGAACAATACCGGCCAATATAACAGAAGAATAACGCACTACCGCCACGGAGCAGAAACGCCTGACGGTATGGGAGGTTTTATATTTGCCGATCCGACAGTAACAGAAGTATGGTGTAGGGCGCGGCAGTTAAGCATGGGCCAGAAATTCAATTATGGGCTGGAATCGGGAACAGTGACTTATGATTTTCGGTTTAAATATCTGACTGCAGAAGGTTTCTTATTTGTCGACTGGTTTGTTTATGAAGGAAGTAAGTTTATTATTTCGGAAATTACAAACCTTGGGGATAAAGATCAGGAGATAAGTATTATAGCACGAAAAGACACGACAGCAAATGGCTAAAGATGGGATCAGCATAGAAATTGATAAAGCCAGCCGCGCCAATTTGGAACGGCAATTTTCTCTATTAGGGACGACCATTGATAAAGCCAGCCCGAAAGCGATATTTAAGGTGTTGATGAAAATTCGATCTTATGCGATGCTTAGATTAACGGGGATGGGTCACGTTGTTACATCTCGTTTGAAAAACTCAATTTATGTAGAAATGGGAGACCCCAGAATTAACACCGAGCTACCCAAAACATACACAGACGAATCAGAGCCGCCAAAGAGCTATAATGCTGAGCTGAAAACAGTTAGATTAAAAGAGAACGAGGGTGCAGTTGGGACAAATGTATCTTACGCAGCAGGAATTGAATTTGGATTTGCACCTCATGTTATTAGGGCAAAAGATGCAAAAGTTTTAGGAACTCCGAAAACTGGATTTTTTGGTAAGCAAGTAAATCACCCCGGCTTTGCTGGGGATAGCTACCTATATTGGGCGTTGAAAAATGTAGATGTGACAAGTATTACGGGTGAAGATTTGCGAGAGGTTGTAAATAACGTGGCAAACAGTAAATTTAGGATTTAAACCAATGAAAGACGCAAGACAAGCATTAGTAACAGGATTGCATACGTCACTTACCGACGCTTGTAATGCTTCCGTATATAGCCGAATGCCGAAGGCCGCCGATATTACCTACCCCTATATACAAATTGGTGATATTTACGATGAGGAAAGTGGCCCAAAAGATCAATTTCTTTTTAACTATGACGTTTTAATTAACGTCGTTTATAAAGATCAATCATCATTAACCGCATTTTTCGCAGATATCAATAACGTAAAAAGCACGGTAAACAATAACGTGCCTTTTAGTATAGGGTCTGATTTTCGAATAATTGAATCTACTTTAACAACAGCATCTACAACCGAGTTTGAAGATGCAGACGGCACCATATTAAACGTGGCCGCCGTCCGTGTGATGTTTTACATTGCTCAATCCACATAGCCAGTACCATCGCAAACCTCGCATTCATCTACACAACGTTCATCTTCTGGTAATGTTTCCCAAACTTCAAACGATACCTCGCCATGTTCGGCACTTACATATATTCTCCCATTATCGCAATTTGGGCACTCTTCCTGCTCCGGTTCTTCCGAACATACCGGACAGCCAAAATAGCCGTTACATATTTCGCACATAATAACCCCTCCGTAATTGTTTTACATTAAATTCTTTTTCGATGTCTGCTTCCGTTAGTGTCTTGAATATTGACGCAGCAGTGACAAATGGTAGTTGAAATTCTGCCATGAATTGTCTTAGTAGTTCGTTTTTTGTTATCATTTTGATGTTGTTTTCAGCAAAAGTATAAAACACATAAGCCTATGCAAGTTTTTTATGATGTTGTAAAACATGTTTTTAATTTATAACTTGCAAACATTAAAGGGTTCTTATCAGTGCCCGAAAAATGAATTTTAACGTTAAAAAATAATATCATGGCAAAAGATGTAGGTTCTTTAGTTTTTCTTACAATCGAGGGTAAGCTCTTAGTCGGGCAAACTTCGCTATCATATTCCAGCGCTTGCGATATGATAGATATTTCCTCAAAGGATTCCGGCAGACACCGCGAATTTGCAGCGGGGAAAATTAGTAAAACCTTTTCAGTTAGTGGAATTGGCTCGACTACGAAAGAGGCAACAAATGAGGGGTATTTTGAATTAGAAGCTAAGCAAGATGCAGGTTTATCAGTTCCTTTTGTAATTACAAAATATACAGATGAAACCGCCACCACTCCGGTAGGGGGTGATGAATCTAAAGCGGGAGCTGCTTTTATCTCAAATCTTAACTATGATGCGAACGACAATGAAGCCATTTCATTCTCGGCAGACTTTCAGATAACTGGAAAACCAACCGTATCAACAAATCAGGCCACATAGTAAATAAAATCACCTCCTCGTAATTTCGGGGAGGTGATTTTTACCTTTCTTAAAACTTAATTTCATGCGAAAAACAGACGCGAAACCACACAACGAGGTGATTATTAAATTGCCTTTTCGTAAGACATTCGGCTTATTTTCAATTTCACCAAAACGAAAAATCGGGTTTATTTTTGATAATTACGTGGTGCATAAGGTATTCATTAACTCAGGTGCGAAAAACGGCAAAGAGTTCGAAGAGTGGGCAAAGATCGACAACGGGACATTGCGAAACTTCGAGTTTATGTATTGCGCCGCCGTGCGTTACAGGGAGTTAATTCGCAAACCGGACAATTTTACCCGGGTAAGCCTTAAGCGGGCATTGACAGAAGCAACAGCCGACCAGGTGAAACTATTGGCCGAATGTGTGAAAAGGTCGGAAATGTATGGAGCCACGTTTAAAAAAAAACAAGCGACACGCAAGAAGAAGAAAGTCTAACCCCCGATAAAGAATACGAACTTTGCATAAGTAAGATAGGAATTGCCCCCGATAAATACTGGCACATGACACCAGCCGAAACATATTCTATCGTTCAAGGCTGGCTTTATAGTATGGAACGCCGTTCGGCAGACTTCCGAGAATTATACACTTTGCAGTTTAATCAGTGGTCGAAAATCAAAAAGCGACAGCCGCAAGTTTGGCCGCTGCCGTTGATTGATGGCCGTGTGTCCCGTTTTGAGACTGCCGAAGAGGAGTATAAATGGAGGGAGAAAATGATTAAGTGGGCAGAGAACAAGAAGCTGTTCGCTTAACCGCTATATCCTTATCGGTTGCAAAACATGTTATAAAACATTAAATTTAGCAAAAATACATTTCCATGAAGTTAGCGGATCTTTTCATAAAATTGGGACTAAAAAAGGACGGGTTCGACCGTGGTATTGACGGTGCGAAACAGAAAACAAATGCGTTTAGTTCTGCCGTTAAGAAGATCGGCGGAATTATGGCAGGGGCTTTTGCAGTCGAACGGATTTTCTCATTCGGAAAAGAGCTACTAGAATTGGGGGGTATTGCCGAGGGTGTAGAGGCCGCCTTTAAACGAATTGCAGGTGTAAACACCCTTAACGATCTTAAGGATGCAACGCGCGGAACGGTTTCGGAACTGGAATTAATGAAGCGCGCTGTTTCTGCTCAAAACCTTGGGCTTCCTGTCGAGAATCTTGCAAACCTTTTTGAATTTGCCACTAAACGCGCACAAGATACGGGGGAATCAGTTGATTACCTTGTCAACTCAATTGTTACTGGTATTGGGCGAAAATCTCCGTTAATACTTGATAACCTTGGAATTTCAGCCATACAGCTACGTGAAAAACTAAAAGGTGTAGGTATGGAATCGGCTAGTGTTGCGGAAGTTGCCGCTGCCGTTGGTGAAATCGCAGCAGATTCAATGCGAGAATCGGGGGAGATTATTGATACTAATGCAATCAAGTTGCAAAAATTAAAAGCAGGATGGGATGATTTGAAAAAATCAATTGCAACAAGTGATACAGTAGTCAGATATTTTTCAGATCAACTTGACGGAATTTCAATAATGGCAAAGGTGTTAACTTCTGACCAAATTTCAGGATGGGAAAAGTTAAGATCAACATTATTTGACAATAAAGAGGAGGCGCGAAAATTAGGTGACGAATTAGAGAAAATTGCGAAAACAAATAAACAAGGATTAGGGGTTGCCGATTCACCTAAACCATTCGATGGGATAGGTAAATCGCTAGATGACATATTGCCAAAATGGGAAAAACAAGGTACTTATCTAGAGGCGTTGCAAATCCTATTAAAAGAAAATAAAAACGACCTCGATAAGTTGATGCAAACAGGGGGTAAATTCCATGGTGAGAAAAGCGCAGAAGATTTTATAAAAAAAGTAGACGAACTAAAGAAAAAAATTGATGAATTAGAAAAGAAAATAAAAACTGCTACCTTTTCACGCGATGAAACATCCATGACTTCTATTTCATCACGCGGGACATCCCAAGATGAATTATCTGCATTAATACCAGATTTAGCGGTTCCAGACACATCTACTTTAGATTCGTTAGATAATTTCAGAAATAAATTAAATGAGAAATATGCAAATCTAATAGATGACGAAACGTTATCAAAAATGAAGGAGCGTTTCGATATTACCGAACAATTTCTAAGTGATTTCAGTTCTGCATTTATTACAGGAATTTCCGATATGCTTACTCAGGTTTCATCGGCATTAGGTGAAGCTATCGCAGGCGGAGGCTGGGATAATTTCGGGGAAGCAGTATTACAGTCAATAGGTGGGTTTCTTCAACAAATGGGTGGGTTAATGATTGCCTACGGGGTGTTTATGGCTCTGTTTGACAAGGCAATTAAAGCGGGTCCCATTGGTTGGCCTTTGGCTATTGCTGCTGGTATTGGATTAGTGGCCGCTGGTGCTGCTATTTCTTCACTTGCTTCCGGTGGTGTAAGCGGGGCATCAACAGGCTACTCAGGCGCAACCTCATCAAGCAACTCATCATCTGCCGCCATAAACGGAGACGTTCGGTTTGTTTTGGAAGGTGATAAATTAGTAGGGGCAATAGATAACAGTCGTTCACGCAGAAGATTAACAAGCTAATGGCATATCAGAAAAAATACTACTTCACATTTAAGCAGATCGGTACAGACATCGTCAATACGGTCGAAATTTGGCAGGACACCGCCGAAGTATTGACAGCCGAAGAAGTTATCGGCATGGCCTCACCGTTCACATCTGAGTTAAATGATTTAGATCATAAGTTTTCGCCAGTACTCGGGCAAGGGTGTGAGATTGGGTTACTTTCCGAAACAGATCGAAAGTTTTTCAACGGCCTTTATCATGTCGATGCACAGGAATTTATGGTAAAGCATTACCTTGGGTCAGACTTGAATTATATCGGGTACCTTAATTCTGAAATGTACATCGAGCCCTATGATAGTTCCGTAAATTACGGCACGTCAATAACGGGGAATGATGGGCTTGCTATTGCTGACCGGTTTACATTTGTTCAGGACGATGAATCGCACTATACTGAACTGCTTACCGAATGGGATATTTTAATGATATGTCTGAACAAAATCGGGCTTCCGTGGGATGAGATACGCATATGTATTTCAACTGATTTCGCAGGCTTTTCAAATTCGCCAAACGTTACAGTTTTGCACGAGACTTACATTTCAGCGGCAAACTATTATGATGAGGACGACTTTCCGATGACTATTCGGGAGGTTATGGAATCAATTCTACAGCCATACGGGGCGCAGTTGCTAATTCGCAACGGTCACGTTTATATTATCGACATACATTCGCGGACAATTGGAATAGATTCCGGCTTTGCTACACCGCCTGTATTTAAGCGGTTTAATTTTGCGACAGGGGCTTACATTAGTGATTTAGGTATTTCGATAAATAAAGTTATTCAGTCAATAGGATATTCAGGCACCGGTCAATCCATTGAATTGTCGGGTGGAGTGAATAAGCAAGTTGTTTCATATAGCCCTTACCCGACCGACACCGTTATTAATAACACCCTGGTTGGGTTGGATGAATTTTCAGTCATTCCAGCAACTTGGACGGCACGACAAGATTATTTTTTCAAAATACTTACTGAAAACATTTTCTTGCAGCTAAATGTTTCATATACAGATGCTAACTTTGAATCCAGTTATTATGACGGGACGGTCGATGGCCGTTCAGTTCAAAATAATTATGACGGGTATTTACGCTATCAGGCTGCGGCACTTCCGGCTGATATTGCCGAATTTAAAAATCCTTATTATGTAAGCATTTCAAGTAAGCCGACAATAACGGTAGATGGTGAATTACAAGGGGCTAGTATTGCTATTAAGTTTGATTATCTGCCAACTTTTACCGATTCGAAAGTTTACAGGTATATGGTTAAGGAAAGCGGACATTTAGCGTTAAGGCTTTATTTCAAGCTAAGTATCGGCAATCTTTTCTATGACGGGGAGACGGGAAACTGGGTAGCTGACAGCTCGAAAAGTTTCTATCTTGAATTTGAAGATCGTTCGTTAGAAGCATGGTATAATGTCGAACATCTTATTAATGTTGGGGATGTCGATTCTGACGTCCTTTTGTCTGGGGACTTGAATTTTTATATTACATCAAAAGTTGAATATTATAGAATAATAAAGGGTCCAGATAATAACTCATGGGAATCTGCTGATGCTATCTATAACTCAAGCAGATGGCGACAGATAATGATTTGGATTAAAAATCTAAACATTGACGTAAAAAATTCGGATAGCACTGACATACCAGATGATGATGTTGAGTATGTAGGTATTTTGAACGAAAAATTTAAGAATGCAGGGGAAAAAATTGAGCTAACAACGGGGACGGATACTTATTCATCCGACCGGGCAAAGATGCTATATTTCAATGGAATTGATTTCAAGTCAATAAAAGAATGGACGCGTGCCGGTCAAACTTACAAAATCGAGGAACTGTTTTTAAATTCATTAGTGTCAAATTATCGCTTTGGATTTATTAAGCTCAACAATATGCGGTTGCGGCAATCTTTTGACATCTTGAACGTGTTTACCGATAACAATATCCCAGGTAAAGTTTTCATGCTTAAATCGGCTAAATTTGACTATGAGATGAATGATGTTGAATGTTCATTTTGGGAGGTTTCGCCCGACCGTTTAACAATCGTAAAATAACAGATAATGACTGATATAAAAGTTTCGACATTAAGCGTCCCGAGGGTACCGAGAAATAAAAGGATTTATTCGGAATACAAAACCGAACGGATTTCAATCGGCACTCCCTCCGAATTTGTCGATACTCAGCGAAATATTCAGGCCAACATCTTAAGTTATGATTTGGGGGATTTTGCAACAAGAATAATTACAGTAGACTTTCAAACTCCTTTCCTTGAACGCCCGATTGGATGGGTAAAAACTTACCGATACGAACCGCGATCAGGTGGGGGTTTTTTTTACACAAATGCGATTCACTACGTTAATAGTATAGATTGGCTAAATGAGTTGGGCTTTGAAATTATCGTTGAGAATTATGAAGCGTTAACGGGGTTGTTTGTTGAGTATAGCTTTGTTGAGCGAATTGATGATGAAGAGTAAATTAAGCATAAAGGCGTAAGGGCAAAAATTAAGTAACAGAAAAAATAAAAATATGAAAACCAGGTTATTAATTGCATTGATGTTTGTTTGTTCGATTTCATTCGGGCAAAATGTGACAGGGAATTACGTTCGCAGCCGCACGGTTTATTATACCGATACAACCTACACCCCAACAGGAACAGAGCCGACAGGAACGAGTTACTGGGACAAAGAAGAAGAAACATTCTCGGATGTATTAGAAAACGATGTAATTGGGCAGCGGTATAAAGAACTATTTGCCACAGGACAAAATAACACGGGGGCTACAATCCAAAACGGAACTCCTATAATGTATGCAGGATCAATTGGCAATAGTGGGAATGTAAGAATAAAACCAGCGAGTTTTCTCAGCACAACTCCTGTTCTATATTTTATTGGAGTTGCAACATCAGACATTCCAAACGATTCGGTCGGTAATATAACAACTTATGGCAAGGTTAGGGGTATTCAAACTGATGGCGCGAATTATGGAGAAACATGGACTGACAGTACTATTATTTACCCTATCAACGGAGGTTGGACTAAGGTTGCACCAGAAGCTCCAATACCTGCAATTCCCGCAGCAGTGGTTATTTCTGCGCATCCTAGTAATGGAACTATTCTGGTTAGACCAGAACTTCCACAAAGATTGACAGAGTTGGCCGATGTAAATGGAATACCGTTAACTGAAACAGGCCAATTCCCTGTGTGGGACAATGATAATAAGTATTTCGACTTTAATTACAGAATCTCTAATGAGGTTTATTCGGATTTATGGGATGGCAAAGATACAGTTATTGCTACCTTCGATAACCTTCGCGATAAGTTTTTTTTATTGGAGACCGACATCTCCACCAACCAACAAGCAATAATTGACAGTTCAGCTAGTTTGCAAGGGCAGATTGATTTGAATACTACTCACAGGATTTCCGATAATGATTTAGACAATACAAACGAATTACAAACTATCTCAAAAGTAGGCAGTACCGTAACTTTATCCAATGGTGGGGGTTCATTTACAGATGCGGTTGATGATGCTGATAATAGTGCTACAAACGAATTGCAGGATTTAAGTTTAGGAACGCAATCAGGGACTAATATCCCTGTAAATATTTCAAGCGGCACAGGAGTAACTATTAATGTGGCTGACAATGATAACAGTTCAACTAATGAGATTCAGAATATTAGCACAACAGGAGCAGCAGGAAATATATCAATCTCAAACGGTTCAACATTAAACTTAAATGTAAATGATGCAGATAATGTAATTGGAAATGAATACCAAGATTTATCAGATTCTAAAGTAGGGGAAAACGTAACAGTTAGCATTACAAATGGAACAGATGCCACATTTAGTGTGGCTGACAATGATAACGACCCCAATAACGAGATACAAGATATTTCAGGTATAAGTATAAATACAGATTCAATTACTTCACACCGTTTAGATATCAATCAGAATGCTTCTGAGATTGACGTATTACAAGCAAGTTCACACCCACTTTTAACCAAAACGGGAGCAGGAACTTACGTAAGTTTGAATGAAGCAACCCAAATACTAACGGTTGACCAGATTGATTTAACAACAGACGTAACAGGTCTTTTGCCAGATGGGAATATTGCTAGTGCTTCGGCTTGGAACGCCAAACAGGACGCATTAACAGCAGGTAATCAATTGTCATTTAGCGGTAATACTTTAAATGTATTAGATGGTTCAAATAATGGTTTAGATGCTGATTTACTGGATGGGCTGCA